TCAGATGCGCACCCATACCCCCTCCGGTTCGACGCCCATGACTACGCCGCACAAGCTGCGATCAGGATTACTGTTGGCGTTTGCTACCGTTGCCTCACCGTGGACATAGCAAGGTCCGTTGATATCGGCCGCCGTGATGTCGCCTGCGTTCTCGTAGCGGAATACGCCACGCTTTACGGTAATCCGGCTGGCACCGTCCGTTTCGCCGCCTTCAACGCGGCTTTCGGCGCGGCCAACGCATATCAGGCCGCTTCCCTGTGTTCCGGGTTGCGCCATTCCGGCATCGTCAAGCTGGACGATGACGCCGGTCGGAATGACGACATTCGCCTTTACCGGAAAACAGAAAAACGTTCCTTCGATTTCCGGGGTGTTTCTGTCGGGATTGCTGGACATGGAACTCTCTCTTTAAGTCGATGAAGCCGCCTTACGACTTCATCTGTTTGGGGTCGATGCCGAGTTGGGAAGCAATGCGGTTGGCGTCGGAATCGTCGAAGATGCTGTCGCTTTCAATGGAGGCATTGAGACGGGCTTCCATCTCGGGTGTGATCACGGGTTCGAAAAGCCCTGCAAACGGCCTTCCAACCGACTTCGTAAAGTGATCGAAGGAAGTTTCGTTCGAAGAGCAAAGTTCTATAGCCCACTCCTGCATGGCAGGAACGATAACGCCGTCCCGGATTGCATTCTCAACCTTTGTTTTCACGTGGGTGCGGCGGGCGGCAGCGCGTTCGGCGCTCAATATCTCAAGAGCGCCGGTCATGGCTGAAAGCGACTTCGGTTCTATTTCCTTCAGCTTTCTGGTTGCATTCTCAAGTTCCTGCCTGAGCGCCGTGATCGCGGCGATGATCTCATTCTGGTCCGCATCATCCGTCAGGCCGAGCGACTTGCGGACCATCTCCATTTCCATTCCGTTCATTGCCGATAACTCCGATTTGGTTAGCGCCGTCATCATCAGTGCCGGGACATTGACCAGTGCCACCGAACGAATGAAGGCGATTTCGCCCGTCTCCCTCTCGGTCATGATGGTGGGAGAGACATAACGGTATTCTTTCCGGGCGATCATGGCGGCAGCGCGTTCCGTCCATTCGATCAGCGCCCATATGCCGTTTTCGCGGACTTCAAGCTTCTTGACCCACCCTGCCGCCGGTGCCGGTTGGCCGTTGGTTTTGGCAAGATCGGTCTGATGTTCGTAATCGACCGGAATATCAGCCGTCTTGGCCCATTCCAGTGTTTTTGCAATCACCTGTTCCGGTCTGGACAGGCAAAAGGTTCTACCGTCGCGGGCGGATATCGTTCCTTTCGGCAGGATATGCACCCATTGCCGGGATGAAGGATCGGAACCGCCGCACAGGCTTTGAACAGGGGTGAACGCAATACGCTCCATGATCAAAACTCCGGTTACGCGACGAACGGAGTTACGATCAGTTCGGCGGAGCTGCGCCAGATATTGGAGGTGCCCTCGATCTGGTCGGCCATGAGAAGAGTTCTTGCGGCAGCTTCCAGTTTCGGGCCGACGACAAGAAGCGTCGGCATGACGCCGAGAAGGTGACCCTTGTCGCCCCTGAAGTCCATCATGGCGGAACGGGCGGCTTCGTAGTTTTCCTTGTTGAGAGGAGCCTTGGAACCGAAGGCCAGTTGCCACAGGCCGAAGCCGCAGTTGACGCGGGCGCGGATGCCGTAAAGGTATTCGTCTTTCATGAAGACGTTGTAATGGCCAGGATCGGTGACGGACTGGAACTCATACTTTTCCCGTTCCTGCCAGATGATCGGCTTGACGGAACGGGAAGTGTCCAACAGGAACCATTTCGGGCCGTCGCCGGGCTGCATGTTCGATATGCTTTTGCCCTTTTCGCCGGTCGGGTGATCTTCGGAGAAGAACGACTCCTTATCGTAACAGGGAATATTGAAGCCGTCTTTCAGAAGCCCGAGGACAAGGCGGTCGGGATGCTGGCGGGTGACGCGGCCCATTTCGGAGAACATGGGCTTGTAAATGCCGATCCGATCATCGGACATGTCATCGCGCTTGACCGTGACGGTGGTTTCAAACTTGCGGTTTTCGATCCTGAAACCATGAGCGGACAAACCGTGGATAACGCGGTCGCCGACCCATTCCCGCAATTCGGGGAATTGTCCGAGCCAGCCGTAATTTTCTTCGGCAGAATTGCTCGGGATAGTCATGGCGATCTTGTCGTAATGGACGGCGGTGCCGTCGAAGCTGGCATCGTAGATGGCCTGAAAGCCTCTGAAGACAAGATCGAGGTTTTGACGATTGATTCTCATGGTAGAAGGCCCTTTTTGATGAGGCGTTGCTTGTGACGATAAACAGTGCGGGCGCTTACGCGGCAGGCGCGGGCAGTCTGGGGTATTGAATAACCCCGGAGCAGGAGCTTCCAGATAGCTTCCGCGGCAATGACGTTTGCCGCTCGCGGAACGTAGATCATGACTCCGGCAGGAAAAAGCTTTTGGCTGATGGCAAAGGCGTTATCGTAGCCAATGACCTTCGACAGAGGATGCTCCGGCGTCAGTGTCTGGGCCATGGGAAAAAAGACATATTGCCCGCCGTATCTGCGAGCCAGCCGCAAGGCGGTTTCGCGCCCTACAATATTGGCAATGTTGTTAAGAAATTCCGGTAACGGCGCAATGTCATTGAGAACCCTCGATAGCGGCGTATCGTTCATGTTTCCCGATCCAGCAGAAGCGAATTTTCCCCGCTGTTGTGAATCAAAAATGACATCCGTCCCATACTGACACGTGTCAGCAGCAAACGGCGATGCGGATAGTTTCGGCGGACACGGGCAAGGTCTCTGTTCTCACATCGATTTCACAGGGGATTAGAGAGCCATGGAAGCCGGTCGGGGAGGTTTCCGGTAACGGTGTGGCCGCAAGGTGCTTTCAGGGATTCTCGGGCCATTTCCGGCAAGCGCTGAATCTGTGAGCGGTCTTGATACTTTCGTCTCTGGTGCTAAAATAAAACGGTGCGGTGAGACAAAACTGCTCGGCAGCGCGTTCGCCATTCCCGGTTCAGACCGAAGTGACAGGAGGTTACGACCCTGCACCGCACGTTTTACTTTCCCGATCTTTTCTTCGGCGCCGTACGAGGTGCCGCTTTCCGGCCAGCCATGGCGCGAAGGCCGGTAATCGCCTTTCCGGCTATCTCCGGTGTCAGGAAACGCAAGGCAGAAACGCGAAAGCTTCTGTCCAGCCAGAGATTCAGGTCTTTCTCGTTGTCTTCGCCGGACCACTGCCGCCACAGCTTGCGGATCAGGTCTATCTGGTTTGGCGATGCCATGCCGGGACGATTGCCGTAAGTTCGCTTCATCCAGTCGGACCGGAACCCGCATGCATTGAAATAGTCCATCACGCCCTTGAAGCCTTCCGGCGTAAGGTCGGCGGCGCTCGTCACCCCGTTACCGCGATGGTAAAGCACGGCACGGTATAGATCATCGTCCAGCCCAAGCTGTTTTCCGGCAAGGTGGACAACGGCAATCTGCTTACGGGTTATCGCCATGTCGCGAATTTCTCCAGATAGGAGTCCAGCAGATCAACTTGATAATCTCCGTTCTTGAGTTGCTTCTCCGATGTCCTGACGGACAGATCGGATGCAATTTCAAGTAATGCTTTCAATTTCCTGAAATTGTCCGGTTCCTTGTGCCGCAACTGTATTTTCGCGCAATGAACGATTGTTTCAAGTTGAAACAGGCTTTGTTCAAGTTCACGCTTCGCCATTAAAGTTTGGCATGTAAGTCTTAACGCCTGATCACGGTCTTTCCTTCTCTTTTGCTTTGCCGCCGCTTCGTCCGCCAAATGGAGAACATTTTGGGTTTGATGATTGCCGTCCAGTCCCATATTTACGTCTCCATCCATGGGGGCCGTTAAAATCTGTCATGGTTTCGGAGTGCGGAGCCGCCGCACTCAAATCTCATTCAGGCTTTGAAAAATTTGTTCGATGACGCGGAATGCAAATACGAAATTGCTTCTTCCAGAGTTTCCTTGCCGATGCTGGTCGCACCGACAGAGCAGTTCAGAACCATTTAAAAACGAAGGGATGTAAGTCATGGTCACGTACCTAAAACGATACGCTGACTGCGGTTTACTGTCTTGAAAGCGCGCTTAAGATAAGGAAGACTTTCAAGAGCATCTCGAATCTGTTCGATACGAATAGGCTCGCTTTCATTGCAGTACCGTCGAGCTTCTTCTATGGCCTTCACAACGCCATCCGCATGGAAACGGTCGCCGATAATTTGCAGTGCCCGATAAGCTTCCATGCCTTCGACGCCAAGGCGTGATGCAATTATGTTGCAGTCTTCCACCTCGATTCCGTGGATTTCCTCTCGCCTTGCTACGCGCCGCGAAATTTGCGCATAAGGGCCGGTATCGGTGTTGACTCGTTTGAGAACATTTGGATTCCCGCAAAACACAATCGGCAGTTGTGCTTCATCCCATAAGTAAAGCAGTTCGCGGTAATGTTTGTCCGGCAGATTTTGTGCTTCATCGAGAATAAGAATCTCACCGGGACTGTAACGGGCGTCATCATGGCGCGATGCGTCGCAGCGATTCCCCGCTCAGGATAAATGCCAAGAATATTAGCAATTTCAGTGAATAGGGTTTGCATCGATCCGGCGATGGTTGCCGTACAAATCAAGTAGGATCGGACATGATGACGATGCGTCCATTCCTTGATTGCTATCGTTTTTCCGACGCCAGGTGCGCCAACGATAGCCGCACATTGCCGGTCGTTGCGCGCCCGTTCAAGTACGTCAAAAACGATCTTTGAAACGGTCGTTTCAACAAATTGGCCATCTTTCCAGTGTGCGAAAGTCATGCCGCACCTCTCTTCCTGTTAAGGTGTTCAAGCTGTTTCAACCGCTTGGAATTCGATTGACGGGAATGCGGATCGAGTTCTCCGGTTTTCCATGCGTCCAGAATAAGTTGTGCGTCAGATGTCGGAGTAATAATGTCGCCTTCTGGTATCGCAACGTGAGCAGGCAGTGTTCGGACAATTCGCTCATTGTCAGCCACGATATCGAGACGGGGTATGGATTTTCCGAGCTGCCGAACCGCAGTGTTATGCGCCTTCTGCCGTCTTGCAGCTTCCTCTGCGCCGCGCGGATCAAGGGGATGGTAAGCAACTTCCGGATGAGCAAAGCCAATCAGCTCGCCGTGCATGTCTTCCACCGGAAGAACCGAGTAGGCCGAATATTTTGGCGCAAGAACGACAACACGATCATGCATATGTACGTCGAATTCATCGCAATGCCATTTGCGACCGCCATAGGAAATCGCACCACTGTCGATCTTTCGTATCTCCCGTTTACAGAATGCAAGAGAGAACAGCTCCGGTTCAATTATTGTTTTTTTCCAGCCGGACTGGATAGCTTCCCGGAGTAATGTGTTGGGTGATTTTCCTGCAAACTTGCCGCCTTGCGGCAGTTCATTTCGGATTGTGATAGCATTCGATATCATTTTTCCGAATTCATCGAACGTGCCTGAATATGGAACGACAGAACGATTGACGTTTGGTGTTTTCTTGTTGCCAAGAACACCACCGCGCCACCCCGGCAATGATGGAAAAATATGGTTTGTCAGGATATTGAAAGTACCCTCAATCGGTTTTGCCGCAGCATTGTAGGACTTTGCCCGTGTGACCTGTGACTGACGGTCAAATGAATCGGTTCCGATCCAACCAAGACCGTCCTTGGTGAGTCTTAAGGCATCGTCAATGAAGTCTGCAAAATTAAACTCGCCGCCGTTATCGAGATATAGGTGCTTGGGTAATCCCCAAGCCATTACCATTGCTATAAAGCTGTCGATGACATGTTCGTTGCGGATTGCCTGCCCTTTTGGCAGCCGAAACAGTGTCAGGTGTATGCGGCCAGTTGCAAAGTCATGCCAGCCAACGCCTTTGACTGTTTCTTGATAGCCTTCCAATGCGGCCAGATCGAAGTCGAGATGATGGACATCTCCGAAAACAATGTCCATCGGCATCATACCTTGGTGCGTGCGCAGGATGCGCGGCTTTGCATCCTCATGCGCCTTTCGGTTCCGTTCAAAACGGTTTACACGTCGATAATGCCGCTCCCGATCAACAAAGGTCTTACTGATTTTGCAATCAGTTTGCGCAATCTGAGAACCGGCTTTCATCGATAGATCAAAGAGATAACGACTTGCACGAAAGATGATGCCGCGCAAATGCTCGCCTTCCCGATGAAGCTGGCGAACGTACGTGCGCAATTCGTCATGGATTTCAGCCTGCTTTTCAGCAGAGAGGCCACATGCCGATTGCCAATGGCGCGAAATTGTAACACGCCGTTTGTTGATATCGCAGCGTTTGTCGTTGGAAAGCCCTGCAAGCCCAGACCGCCTATAGGCTTCCAGTTTGCGGCGGATCGTGCGGGCAGAGACCGTTACCGTCTCACCGTCAATCCGATGTTCTTTCGTTGCAATCTTATTGATGAGTGAGGCTCGGACCTTACTCCGCTGCGATGTTTTGTCGAGATCGATCAGAGGCTCAAGGATGAAATACCAATCATTCCGCTTCTGTTGCGCCTTCGAGCCATGCGAAATAGCGTTATGAGGTTCCTTTGAAAGCTCTTCAAAACGGCTTTGAAGGTCGATAGGGAGGCTATCAACACGAACTTGATAATGCTTGCCGTTACGACCACCACGACCGGGGATTTCACGGACGATAAGATAGGAGCCGCGCCAAGTGGCGGCATTACCTGTAAATGCCCGCTCTAGGGCCGATCTGGCCTTCCGTTCGGAAATACCAGCTATTGTAGCTAAGGTGCCCGATGCAACCCAATCGGCCATTGTCAGGCTACCTTTTTTAGAATTTCATTAAGGATGCGCGCACGTAAGGCAATAGCCTTCCGGCCAAATGACTGTCCTTTCAATGCTTTATAGGCCAATTGCCGGCTGATGTTTTGCGCATTAAGCCACTCATTAAGGGAGCTGCCTTGCGCCACTAATTTAGCTCGTACCTGTTGGTATTCTGCATCGTACTGCTCGTTTGACTCGTAAAGACAAATCGTCATGATATCATCCTCATAATGAATGACATAAAATGACAAAATGTCATTTGTCAAGAGGGCTTGTCATGTCAATTGAGAGCGATGTTAAAGATCAAATCAGAGCTATGAAGCATAGCTTCTGTGTTGAAACAGATAAAGAATTAGCACAAGTTCTTGGTGTTGACCCAACTGCTATTTCAGCATGGAAACGTAGAAATAAAATTCCATATAAATATCAAACTAGAATAAGTAGAACAAAAGATGATTTTTCTTTTGAAAAAAGACCTGAATTCATACAATTAAAATCTATATATATATTTTCATTAGTTGGTTTTGCTCATGCAAATCTAATAGATAAACAAAAAAAATCGTATGATGATGCTATAGATGTTTTAAAAAAATTAAAAAAAGATACTTCTATATATAAAGGATATGATAAAAATAATTTTCTAATCAACAATGGAGAAATTTTATATAAGGTTTTTAGTCTATTTCAGTTGGAGTTTGAGAAAATAGAGCAGAATAATAAAGATGCACTTAGAAAAAAATTTGACGAAGGGATGGCGGTCCTATCAGAACCAGATTTTTTCGTAATCTTGGATATGTTGATATCTGGCCATCAAACTTAATGAGGGTCCGCAAGAAGGTCCGCAATCTTAATTGCTCCTAATAAGAGGGTCCGCAAAAAGTCTTTCAAATTCAATGTGATGATAATTCAGTGTCAATTAAATTTGTGTGATAGCAGGTCCTCAATCACCAACCTAAAAAACTGTTTTTTCTCAATGTATTAATAAAATTAAGTGACAAATAATTATCGGCGCTTAATGACAAATAATTATCGCGTCTCCATTGCCAATGCTGGATCAGATGTTCCAGTACTTGTGATGAGAACAAAAAAAGAACTTGCAAATAAGAACAAAACAAGTACGATCATTTCGTTGATCATTAAAAGGCGACGTTGTGATTTTCTCATGCGCCTGCCATAAGGAAGTCCGGTTATGAAACAGGCCGCATTGCGTTTGGTGGAAAACTCTCCGATGGATAAAGATAAAGCAAAGGCGCTGGATGCGGCGCTATCTCAGATTGAGCGGGCATTCGGCAAAGGGTCGGTCATGCGGCTCGGCAAGAACGAAAATCCGGTCGAGATCGCAACGGTATCGACCGGTTCTCTCGGGCTTGATATCGCGCTTGGCGTCGGTGGATTGCCACGCGGCCGTGTGATCGAGATCTACGGTCCCGAATCATCCGGCAAGACCACGCTCGCCCTCCATACTATTGCCGAAGCTCAAAAGCAGGGCGGAGTGTGCGCCTTCGTGGACGCAGAGCATGCTCTCGATCCGATCTATGCCCGCAAACTCGGTGTGGTTCTTGATGAACTGCTCATCTCTCAGCCGGATACCGGGGAACAGGCACTCGAGATCGCAGATACGCTGGTTCGCTCCGGGGCTATTGATGTTCTCGTGATCGATTCCGTTGCGGCTTTGACGCCTCGCGCCGAGCTCGATGGCGAAATGGGCGATGTGCAGCCCGGATTGCAGGCACGCCTCATGAGCCAGGCATTGCGCAAGCTGACCGGGTCGATATCACGTTCCAATTGCATGGTTATCTTTATCAATCAGATCCGGATGAAGATTGGTGTGATGTATGGCTCGCCGGAAACCACGACAGGCGGAAACGCCCTTAAATTCTACGCTTCCGTGCGTCTCGATATTCGCCGTGTCTCGACTTTGAAAGACCGCGACGAAGCAATTGGCAACAGCGTGCGTGTCAAGGTGGTCAAGAACAAGGTTGCCCCGCCATTTAAACAGGTTGAATTCGATATCATGTTCGGCGAGGGTATTTCCAAGAACGGCGAGTTGGTCGATCTCGGCGTCAAGGCAGGAATAGTTGAAAAGTCAGGTTCCTGGTTTTCATACGATAGCCAGCGCCTTGGACAGGGACGCGAGAATGCAAAGCAGTTCCTGCGCGATAATCCAGATGTGGCCAACAAGATTGAAACGGCAATCCGCCAGAATTCGGGTGTGTTGGCAGAACGTATTCTTGAAGGTGTCGAGCCAACAGCGGATGATCTGGATGAGGGCGAAGCCTGA